TTCCGTCCTGTAAACTACTGGCAAGATGCGTGCTAACAGGAAGTCTGAGGGCAAAGCGGCTAAGGCCGGTAGGCTTCCTGACGGGAAGTTCAAGAAGGGGCAGTCTGGCAATCCGGGCGGCGTGCCGAAGGCCACGTGGGCAGTCAAGCAGATCTGCCTGGACAGAGCACCGGAAGCGGTGAAGGAGCTGTTTGATTTGCTCAAGCATTCCGATCCGCGCGTGCGCCTTGCGGCTATCGAGATCATTCTCGACCGGGCTCTTGGCAAGCCGCCTGTCGGGAATACGGACCCGGAAGACGGCCAGGTGACCACCATCCGCTTCGTCCACACCGAGGCGCCCAAGGTTGTCTGAGATCGAAGTGCAGATCCCGAAGCTGCACCCCGGGCAGCAGCGAGTCCTTGCGGAAGCGCAAAGAATGTCAGTTTTGGAGGTGGGCCGGAGGTGGGGGAAATCCTTCCTTGGCATCCATGTGGCCTGCCAGACGGCTATCGAACAAGGGCGCCCCGCTGCTTGGTTCGCGCCGACTTACAAGCTACTTGCCGAGGCGTGGCGCGAGGTTCGGCGGATCTATCACCCGCTCATTACCGCTGTCAGCGAGCAAGAGAAGCGGCTCGAGTTCTTCGGCGGCGGCTCGCTCGACTTCTGGTCGATTGAGAAGCCCGACGCCGGCCGTGGCCGGAAGTACGCGGTGGTGGTCATCGACGAGGCCGGGATCGCCCGCAACCTGCAGGACGCATGGGAAGGCGCGATTCGCCCGACCCTGACGGACTACAAGGGCTCGGCCTGGTTCCTCGGCACGCCCAAGGGCAGGAACTTCTTTCACCAGCTGTTCACCCGCGGCCAGAACGGCGAGCCGGGCTGGAAGTCCTGGCGGCTGGGCTCGGTGGACAATCCCTACATCGACCCGGCGGAAGTAGAGGAAGCTCGATCCAGCCTGCCGCAGCACGTCTTCGAGCAGGAGTACCTCGGCATCCCAGCTGACGATGGCGGCAACCCGTTCGGGCTGCAGGCCATCGCTGCCTGCCTCGGCCCGCTGAGCAACGCCGAGCCGGTGGTCTATGGGGTCGACCTTGCCAAGTCGGTCGACTGGACGGTCGCCATCGGGCTGGATGCAGACGGAGCGGTCTGCCGGTTCGAGCGCTTCCAGGCCCCGTGGCAGGAGACGCTGCGGCGGATCACCGATGCAATCGGCGATCTGCCCGCGCTGATCGACTCGACTGGTGTAGGTGACCCCGTGGTCGAGCAGCTGCAGCGCACGCACCAGCTGCCGCTGGTCGAAGGGTTCAAGTTCAGCAGCCAGAGCAAGCAGCAGCTCATGGAAGGCCTGGCGGTGGCGATCCAGACGCAGGCTATCCGCTACCCGGACGGCCCGATCCGCAACGAGCTGGAGTCTTTCGAGTACGAGTACCGGCCGACCGGAGTTTCGTACTCGGCGCCGGCCGGGCTGCATGACGACTGCGTGATGGCGCTGGCTCTGGCGGTACACCGGCTGCGACGGCCTACTGGCGTGCTGCTGGGGTGGGCATGATTATCCACAGGGTGACTGATGATCATTCATGGGGGTGCCGTGACTGACCGCACCAAGCGCATCCTGACCGCTGCCGGGTGGATCGGCGGCTGGCTGGCCGTGTCGGCTTGGCTGGCGATGATGTTCAGCTGGTCGGTGCTTCTCCTTTCTGCTGGCGGTGCCCTGCTCGCGGTCGCGGGCTTGCGGCCGCTCGGCCTGCTGCTCTGGCATGGGGTGTACTTCCTCAGCAAGCGGGGGCCGGACAATGCCGAGTAAGGGCTGGCGGGCGGGAGTGCTCTACGTGGTGCGGAAGACCGGGCGGCTGTCGGATGCCCAGGCCATTGCCGGGGTTTACCGGTCGACCGTGTGGCGGGCAGCGCGGCGTGACCCGGAGTTCGCCGCGGAGCTCGAGGCGGCCAAGCGCGAGGCCGAGGAGCGCGAGGCGGCGCGGATCAAGAGCCGGGCGGATTCGGTGGTGATTCTCTAGCCGCGCAACGCCGCGCAACGCGCCGGCCGGATATACAGGCTGGCGTGAGCGTTTTCTCCGCGCTGGTTCCCGCCAAGAAGGCGCAGCCGTTCGGCAGCGTCGCTGCGCTGCTCCCGCCCTGGCAGTCCGGTCAGCCGCTCTGGTCGGACTGGTCAGCAGCGAAGGCCATTGCCGAGGGGTACAAGGCTTCGGTCTGGGTCTACCGGCCGATCACGACCCTGGCCGACGCCGTCTCCTCCGTCTCTTGGTTCGTCGAGCGCAAGTTCGGCGATGAGTGGAACCGGGTGGACGGTCACCCGATCGAAGTCCTGCTGGAGCAGCCCAACCCGGCCATGTCGCGCCGGGAGCTGTTTGAGCGCCTGGTGCAGCACCTGTGCCTCGCCGGCAACGCCTGCGTGCTGCGGGTGGGCACGAAGCGCGAGACCAAGGAGCTCTGGCCGCTCGACGTGCGGTACGTGAAGCCGATCCCGCACCGGGTCGACTGGATCTCTGAGTACGAGTACAACGAGGGTTCGGTCGTCCGCCGGTTCCCCACCGCGGACGTGATTCACGTTCTGCTGCCCGATCCTGCCAACCCATACTGGGGTATGTCGCCCCTGCAAGCGGCTGCCAAGGCCGTGGACACGGACGTCGAGGCGGCGAACTGGTCGAAGTTGACCCTGCAGTCGAGGTTGTCGGCCGAAGGGCTGCTGACCTTCAGCCAGGCCCTAACCCGAGACCAGCATGATGAGATCCGGCAGCGCCTGCGCGAGCGGATCACCGGAGCCGGTGGAGATCGGCTGCTGGTCGTGGGTGGCGAGGCGAAGTTCCAGCCCATGAGTAGCACGGCGAAGGACCAGGAGGTCAGCAGCCAGCGCCTTCTCACCCGCGAGGAACTGTGCCTCGCCATCGGCGTCCCGCCGATCATGTACGGGATTGGCGACCCGTCCTACAGCAACATGCGGACCGCCCAGCAGGCCCTCTGGCAACAGACGGTCATCCCCATGCTGGAGCGGTTCGCGGGCGCGCTCTCGCGGGCGCTGCTCGGCAACGACCCGAACCTCTGGCTGCGCTACGACCTGTCCGGTGTCGAGGCCCTCTCGCCCGACCTGGAGCGGGATGCGCGGGTGCTGCAGAGCATGATCGCGGCTGGCGTGGCCCCGGAGGCTGCTGCCGAGCTGATCGGGCTGCCGCTCGGGCCGGATGCGTTCGTGGTGTCCGAGCCGGAGCCGCTCCCGCCGCCGCTGCCGCAGATCGAGGAGCCCGCGGTCGAGGACGAGCGGCAGCCGGCCGAGCAGCGGCAGCGCAAGGGGGTCCCGCCGCCCGATGCGCGCAAGGCGATTGCCGAGTTGGACGAGGCCGCGGATGCCGAGGTGCCGGCCATCGCCAATGAGTTTCTCGCCGCGCTCGAGGAGGTGCGCGGGTCCGTCCCTTTCGCCGAGATCGTGTCTTTGCTGGGGAGCGCCTCCCCGACCGACCTGGTGAGGAAGCTGAACTTTGAGGGCCTGTACGCGATGGCTCCGCGCCTGGCGGCTCGTCTGATCTCTGTCTTTCGGCGGGCCGGTCGAGTCTCTGCCCGCTGGCTCGCCCGGGCCATCGGCAAGCTGGTCGAGTGGCGCGGTGACGAAGCGGGCCGGCTGTGGAGCGAGGCGCGGGCAGAGATGGCGGTCGAGCAGATCATCGTGGCGAGCGAGCGGGCGGCCGAGTACCTGCTGGGCTCCCTGGCGGTTGGCGCGCTGGCCGGCAAGTTCACCCCGGAGGGGATTGTGGCCGTGCTGCAGAGCGGCTTCGGTCTGAACCGGGCGCAGATCCGGCGGCTGGAGGCGCGCGCGGCCAAGATGCTCGAACAGGGAGCTTCGCCGCAGCGCGTGGTGCGCGAGCTGGAGAAGCAGGCCCGCAAGTGGGCGCTGGAGCGCGGGGCTCTCATCGGCGAGAACGAGGCCGTCGACGCCAGCCGCGAGGCGCAGCTGGAGATGGGGCGCGAGGCGCAGGCGGCCGGGCTGATTCGCAGCGTGTTGAAGCAGTGGGTGACGGTGGAGCGCGGCATCCTCTCGCCGGCCAGCGAAGAAGAGGCCGCCGAGCTCGGCGAGATCGACACCATCTGCTGCACCTGTCTGCACATGGACGGCGTGACGGTGGGCATTGACGAGCCGTTCGAGGTTGCGGTCGGCCACCCGGACGCAGAGGCCGGGCGGGACGCGAGTGGGCACACGGTCTGCGCTTACGGTGGCGAGACGATCCGCGTGAACCGGCCTGGCAGCGCGGTGCATCCGCTGTGCCGCTGCGGCATGTGGATTCTCGATCTGGAGGTGGCCTGATGATTCTGAAGACGCTCCAGACGGAGCTCGCGGCGGACGACAGCCGCTACGTGGTCGAGGCGTACGCGAGCACGCGGGACCGCGACCTGGTGGGTGACGTGATCGCCGAGGGCGCGTTCGTCAAGAGCCTGCAGACGCGGGCCGGGAAGATCGCGGCCCTGTGGCAGCACGACCCGCGGCAGCCGGTTGGCAGGCCGCTGGAGGTGCGCGAGGACTCGCGCGGGCTGTTCACCGTCACGCAGTTCAACAAGGAGACCACCTGGGGCCGGGACGCCTACGCCGCGATCAAGGCGGGCGACGTGACCGGGGTGAGCATCGGCTTCGACATCCCGCACGGCGCGGCTGAGTACCAGAAGCAGGACGGCCAGTCGACTCGCGTGATCAAGGAAGTGGAGCTGTACGAGTACAGCTTCGTGACCTTTCCCGCGAACGAGACGGCGCGCGTGCTCGGGGCGAAGTCGGCCGAGCTGGCGGAACTGGCACTGAAACTCTACGGGCAGGAGGGCGAGGCGCGTGGCCTGGCCGAATCTGCCGAACTGGCGCACCGGGTTGGTGCGCTTGCGGCGCGGCTGCATGCTGCCGCCATTGGCAAGGAGGTTGAGCGGTGGAAGAGATGAAGGCAGTTCTCGACGAGCTGCACCGCGTCCACGAGACTTTCAAGTCTTACAACGACGCGGCCGAGACGGAGCGCAAGAAGTACGGCACCGAGCTCGGGGAGATCAAGGAGCGGGTGGAGCGGACGCAGGACGCGCTCGACGCGCTCGAGGTGAAGCTGCAGCGGCCCGGCGCCCCGGCGGCCGAGGTCAAGGAGGACAAGTCGGTCCTCGAGCGGGCGGTCAGCAAGTTCATGCGGTCGGGCGAGCGCGGCCTGACGCCGGAAGAGGCGAAGGCGCTCAGCACGGTGGTGGACGCGGACGGCGGCTACCTGGTGCCGGAGAACATGCTGCCGGGCATCGTGCGGCTCAACCGGGAGTTCTCGCCGGTTCGGTCGCTCGCCTCTGTGTTCTCGATCAACCAGGGCAACAGCCTGAAGGTGCCGAAGCAGGGCTCGACGCACTTCACCGCGGGCTGGGTGGCCGAGCTCGGCGCCCGGACGGCCGGGACGTCGGGCACGTTCGCGCAGGTCGAGATCCTGGCGCACGAGATGTACGCGCTGCAGCAGGTCTCGCAGGGTCTGCTCGACTCGGCGAGCTTCCCCATCGAGTCGTGGGTCAGCGAGCAGGTCGGCGTGACCTTCTCGCAGACGGAGGCCACGGCCTTCGTGAGCGGCAACGGCGTCGGCCGTCCGCTCGGGCTGCTCGACGCGGCGGCCGGCATCGGCACGACCAACTCGGGCAACGCGAACCTGCTCACCCCGGACGGCATCATGGCCACCTTCTACGCGCTGGCCGAGCCGTACGCGGCCAACGCCACCTGGATGGCGGCTCGCGCCACGATCCGCGCGATCCGGCAGATGAAGGACGGCATGCAGCAGTACCTCTGGCAGCCGGGCCTGCAGGCGAGCGAGCCGGCCACGCTGCTCGGCCGTCCCATCGTGGAGGCCACGGACATGCCGGCGGTCTCGGCGGGTCTGTACCCGGTCATCGTCGGTGACTTCAGGCGTGGCTACTACATCGTGGATCACGTCGGCATCCGGCTGCTCCGCGACCCGTACTCGTCCAAGCCGTATGTCGAGTACTACTTCACCAAGAAGGTCGGCGGCGCTCCGGTGCTGGCCGAGGCCTTCCGCATCTGCGTGGTGTCGGCGTGATGAAGCGATTCCTGGTCCTCGCTGCTCTGGTGCTGTTCGCGGTTCCGGCCGCGTGGGGACAGGACAGCGGCAGCAACTACTTCGTCCAGGGAGGTAAGGAGCTGGTCATCGGCGGTGCCCTGACGGTCATCGACGGTGGCACGGTGACCATGGAGTCTGGAAGCACGTTCAGCATGGGTGACGCGATCTGTGACGCTGGCACGCTGGAGGTTGGTGGTGGGTTCGGTTCGACTGGTCTTTCGGTGACCACTGCCGGCGCCGTTAGCTTTGACGGGGCAATGATTGCCGGCGGCATCATGGAGATGAAGGTGGCCTCCGTGACGGTCGCGGATGACGCCGCCGGGACCAAGCCGGCTGGTGTGACTCCGATCACGGCCCCCATTGCCCTCTGTGTCTGCAATGACGCGACCGGATGCACGATGAGCATCGCCGAGCCGACCGTCACCAGTGGCTACGGCCGACTGCTTACCATCGTCTCTGCCGGCACTGGCAACTGCGAGTACGCCGATGCGGCTGGCGTCACCGAGCTTTCGGGTGCGCTGGTGCTCGGTCCCGCCGACACCCTGACGCTGGTCTACGCCAACGCGGCGTGGCACCAGCTCGCCACTTCTAACAACTAACCTGGAAGGAGACCAAGAACGTGGCTTCCAAGAACCTCCTGAGCTCGGTCAACCCGACCGGGTACATCTCCGTGCAGCAGGCCCAGCTGACCGGAGACAAGACGAACGGCACCATCGTGGACCGCAAGGGCTACAACGGGGTGCTCGTCCTCATCCACAGCTCGACCGTCACCACGGCCGACGCGAGCAACTACTTCACCCCGAAGCTGTTCGTGGGTGACAACAGCGCGCTCAGCGACGGCGCCTATGCGGCGGCTGCCGACCTGGACGGCTCGTTCGAGGTCATCAACGCGGCCGGCGACGCCGACAAGCTCTGGGTGGTCGCCTATACCGGGCAGAAGCGCTACCTGCGGGTGGACTTCGACGAGACCGAGACGGCCGATGCGGTGCTCGGCGGCTACATCCTCCTGACCAACCCGATCTACGGGCCGGCGGGCTCGAGCAACAGCTGATGACCCCGGTGCGCGTCAAGATCGTGCAGCCCTGCGAGGGGTCTACTGACGGCATCCGCCTCACGCAGTACGTTTCTGGCCAGGTGGTCGAGCTGCCCGACCACCTGGCGCGTTCCTTCGTCGTTCTCGGTTGGGCCGAGCCGGTGAAGCCCGAGCCGGCCCATGCCGTGATCGCTCCGGCGGAGACCAAGGTGGTCGAGCCGGTGGTTCTGAAGCGTGGCCGTGGACGGCCGCGGAAGGGCAGCTGATGCCGACGACGGTGGTGCCGCTGGGTGATCTGCGCGAGTGGCTGGGAGTCGAGGTCGGGCAGCAGCATGACGACCTGCTCACGGCGCTCGAGGCTCGGGCCGTGGATCAGGTGGGCAAGCTGTGCCATCTGCGGCTGGCGGCTTCGGCGAGCGTGACGGAGTACCACAGCGGCAACGGCAGCCAGGTGCTCTGGCTCGACTATCCCGGCACGGCGGTCGGTTCGGTCAGCACGCGGGCCAACGTCACCGAGAGCTGGACGGTGCTCAGCAGCACGCTGTACGAGCTCGACGGCCGGAGGCTCTACGGGCTGGACGTCTGGCCGGAAGGGCTGCGGAACATCAAGGTGGTCTATACCGCCGGGTACTCGGCCCCGCTGTCGACCAGCGTTCCGCGCGACGTGTACCAGCTGATCCTCGATTACTGCAAGCACATGTACCGGGAGGGCCGGGTGATGGGCCAGGACGATCTGTCGCTCGACGGCTGGATGCGTCAGCCGTTCGTGGCGCAGACGCTTGGCCGGTACATCCGGCCGCTGCTCTGATGGTGGAGACGATCCGCGTCCCGTTGCCGCGCGCCTCGGGCGGCGTTGCGGTGCGCTTCGTCACGGAGCGGAACACGAAGTACACCGACCGTCTCAAGCGCATCGCCACGGAGGGGGACTTCCGCGAGCCGATGAGCCAGGTGCCGCAGCTGGTGCGCTTCGGCCCCGGCAGCTACCAGGAGCAGATCGAGTCCCGCATGGAAATCACCTCCGGCGGTGCGCGCGTGCCCTGGGTGGAGCCGGCCTACAACGAGACGAGCAGCCTTCCGCCCGAGGCGCAGCGCCGCGAGCAGATAATCTGGGATGCTGCCCTGGGTGGCCCCGGGGCCGTGACGCAGACCGGCAAGGACTACGCCGAGTGGGGCATCGATGATTCGGTGGTCAAGGCGCGCAGCACGGCCATCGGCAACCAGCTGCCCGTTCCGCCCAGCGTTTCCTATGCGGCCTTCGTGACGGGCGGCATCGGCGTGGCCGACAACAAGCTCTCGCGGTACGCGATTGCCGCCAAGCCGGCCAAGACCAAGCGGAAGCACAAGGACGACCGGTTCAACAAGGCCATGTACTGGTTCCTGCGGCTGACCTACGGCTACCGGATGAAGTCGTCCGAGCTCACCCGTGGCCTGTTCACCCCGCGCAAGCGGATTGGCTGGAATCCGATCCTGCTGCAGCGATTCCGAGATCTTGTGCTTGCGCACCTCAACAACGTGAGCGGAGCGCAGCCCGGCCCGGTTGCCGGCCGCGTCTACCCGGGGGCTGGGCGATGAAGTGGCTTGTGCCGTACTTCGATGCGACGGACCTGGCGCCCGAGGACGTGATCCTCGACGCGGTGCGGGAGCGCCTGATCGCCAGCGGGGAGCTGGCCTCGATCTTCGGCGGCGGGGAGTGGATTCAGTGCGTGGAGTTCGTGGATGCCGCGGACTTCGAGCGCCTGCCCAAGATCCTGGTGACCGCGCAGGGTCTGGACGAGCAGCCGAGCGTGGGCCTGCTCTTGGACCGCATCACGGTCTACGTGGTGGTGCGGTTCGAGGTCATGGGGCCGGCGGTGCGCGAACCCGGTGAGCCCGGCCTGCCCACGCTGCTGCGGGTGATCAACCGGGCACTCGGCGCGGATCGGCAGCTGGTGACCACGATCAACGGCAGTCCGACGCAGCTGGCGCGGCGCGGGAATCCGGGTGCGGTGACCTTCCGCCCGGACCGTGACCCGGCGAGCGGTCGCCTCGCGTGGAACGCGATCATGCCTTGGGAGTACGAAGTCTCGGTGGATGTCGCTACGCAGCGCATCCGAAACATGGTGCTAGCAGGCGGCTAGGACCGCCAGAAAGGGCTGAGCATGGCAACCTACAGCTTCTTCCAGTCCGCCCAGGGCGATCCGACCCGCTCGCAGCGGCGCCTGGGCCGGCAGACGGCGGATGGGATTCCCTACGATACCTCCGCCAGCTGGATCGACTTCCTGCACTACGGCGGGGCGCAGAACCTGACGCCAAACAAGCTCGAGCGGCAGGCGATCACCAACGGGTCGATGCTCCGCGCGTCGATCCTTGGAAAGACGGACGTGAACCTGAGCTACAACATGGGCGATCTGGACGCCGGCAACACGGCTCAGGCGGCGATGTTCTACTCGTTCTTCTCGGGCTACGAGAACGTGGCGACGCTCTCGGGCGACGCCAAGCGCCACCAGATGGGCGCGGCCATCTCCACGAACACCATGAGTCAGAAGCTCTCGGTGGTCCACGACAACGACGACGGGATGCCGTACCGGATCACCGATGTCGTGCCGGCCGGCTTCACCCTGTCGCTCGTCCCGCGCCAGAACGCGAACCTGACGTTCTCGGCGGTGGGCGCGAAGTACGACTACTGGGAGGATGCGACGCTCACCAGCGGCACCGGCTCCCTGCTGCCGAAGCTGCGCCACACCACGAACCAGATGAGCGGCGGCGGCCCGAACTGGGATGCGGCGACGAGCACGGCTGCCGAGGACGTCTACATCCAGATCACCAGCGACACCGCTGGCGCGGTGACGTTCAAGTGCAAGCTGACCTCTGCCGGGACGTACGGGGCCGACCAGACGGCGACCAAGGGTGTGTGGACCGACATCAACGGCGACGCCGCCGGCACCGATGCCCGTCTCGGGACGCGTGCGGAGCGGGTGCAGGTCTACTTCCCGACCGGGGCGGACAACACCTTCCCCGATGCCGACGTGTACAAGATCGCTCAGCGCCGCACGGTCTGGACCCCGACGTTCGACACCGAGATCCTGGTGCCGGAGGTGACCTGCCGGGCATACCTGGACATGAACCAGGACGGCACGGTCGAGGAGTTCATCATCGACGGTGGCGTGACGATCACCGCCTCGCGCGAGACGGTCGAGACCCGCTACACCCTCGGTGGTGTGCAGCCGGTCGGGACGTTCCAGGCCGGTTTCCGCCGGTACGAGATCTCGCTCAACCGGCGCTTCGTCGACCTCGATCTGCAGCAGGCGCTGCTGAGCAACGCTTCGGTGGCCTTCGTGGTCGAGGGCGTGACGGACACGCAGATTGCGTCGACCGGGTACTACCACGGCTTCAGCCTGATCGCCCCGAACTGCTCGCTGGTGGGCTCGACCTTCGATGCCGGCGACGGCGGCAGCAACCGCGACGAGACGATGACGCTGCTCGCGCGGGTGCCGGAGGCCGAGTACACGGTGGCGATCCAGGGTGAGGATGTGGACGTCAACAGCGACGTGGAGCTGATCTGGGACACCGACGAGACGGCAGCGATCTGAGGCTGGACTAGTGCGGAGGGCGCGTGGCTGAAGACGTAATCAAGGTCAGGGTAGAGGCCGACGGCCAGCAGGCGAAAGCCGAGCTGGCCGGCGTGTCCCAATCTATCGACCAGGTTGGCAAGTCGGCCGAACAGGCCGGCAGTGCGTCCAAGACGTTTTCCGAGCGCGCCGTTGAGGTGAAAGACCTGTGGAGCGCTGCAAGTACGGCTCTCCAACAGGGCGAACGTGCTATCGCCGCGCTAACGAACGGACTGAAGGACGTTGCCAAGCAGGCCGGGCTCTCCGGTGATGCGCTGGACGACTTCAACCGGCGCATGGACTCGATCCCAACGAATCCGTTCAAGGCGGTAATCAGTGGGATCGGCGAAGTCGTCGGGCAGTTGCGCGAGTGGGCGGATGCGGATGAGAAGGTCCGGCTCGCCATGCTGGCTAGGATTTCGGCAGAAGAGGCTGACAAGCTCAGCATCAAAGAGCTGAACAAGCTGGTATCAGAGCACGTCGGTCAACTTGACGAGCGCCGGGCGGCGATTGAGAAGTTGACCGATGCCATTCGGCCCAACTCCGACGCGCTGAAGGTACAGGCAGAAAACCTAGTCGAAGCCGCCAGGCGAGCGCAGGAATCCGGGGCGCTCAGCGCCGAGGCCACGGAGGTGCTGCAGCAGCAGGTGCAGAAGCTCCTCGACAGCTTCGCGCAGTCCGGGGAGGTGGTGCCGGCGGCTCTGGCGGCCATCGCTGACAAGTACGAGGTGGTGACGACGCGGGCCGAGGAAGCTGCCGAGGCGCAGGCGGACGCGTCTGAGAAGGCCGAGGAAGCTGCTCAGCGCGAGATCGAAGCGGCTGAAAAGGCAGCGGCCAAGGAAGAGGAGCGGGCAGTCCGCGAGGCCGAGGCGCACGCCAAGCGGGCGGCGGCGGCACTCGAGACGGCAATCGCCAAGGAAGAGGCGGCGGCGCGCGAGGCCGCTGCCGCAGAGGCGAACGTCCGGGCCATCGAAGACGAGCTCCAGCAGTTCGCCGACGCGGACACCCCGGAGGGGCTGGCCGAGCTGAACGCCGAGCTGGCCGACCTTCGGTCCCAGGACATCCTCACGCCGCAGCAGCTGAAGCGGCTGCAAGACCTGGAAGACATCACCGAGTCGATCTGGGCCAAGACGAAGGACTGGCGCGTCGAGTCGGAGAAGCTCGCCAAGCAGGACGAGATTCTCACCCGGCTCGAGGAGGCGCGAGCCAAGGCGCTCGAGCTGGAAGACGAGCGCCTGGCGGCCATGCTGGAGACCCTGGCGATCCAGAACCAGGAGTTCCGCGAGGCTGCGAACACCACCAACGACTTCGGCGGGGCGGCTGGCGATGCGGCCATGTCGTTCGAGGAGCTCGAGCGGGCCAATGCCGACGCACTGGACACTGCCGGCAGGTTCGGTGGCGAAGCTGATGATCTGGCAGGCACGCTGGGCGATCTGGGCGAAGCCGCCGGCGATTTTAGCAAGGAGCTGGGCGATCTCGCCAAGGAGACCGACAAGGCCGACAGCGGCTTCGGCAAGATGGGCGAGCAGGCGGACGAGCTGATCCCGAAGCTCGAGGAGATCAAGAGGCTGGTCAGTGAAATCAAGGAAGAGGCTGGTTCGATTAGCTTGGGGCTCTGATGGGCGCAACCTACTCTCCCCGCCCCGAGCTCGTCTTCCCCGATCCGTTTGACACGATACGGGCGGCGATGCCCGGTGCCAAGCTGGCGGCCGAGGCGGACGCGATCATCCTGGCGCTCGAGCAGATCCTGTCTGCCATCATCAAGTGGAAGGAAGTCAACTGGCGGCTGTGGGATAACGAAGACCCGTTTGCCAGCTCGGCCGTGGACATCGGCTACAACATCATGCAGCTGTCCCAGATCCTGAATAGCAACGTCTGGGGCGAGTTCTCGGGTGACCTGTACAACTACCTGCGGCGCAAGTTTGGCAGGGCTCCAACAAAGGCGGAAATGGCAGCCGCCTTGGATCAGATGCGCAAGGCCCAGATAGCCGATTGGAAGCGGCAGCTGAAGGCGCTGCTAGCCATCCGCAACCCGTCGCCGGCCCAGAAGGCCATGATCGAGTACTTGAAGCGCAAGCTGGGGGGGCGATAGATGGGCCTGCTGCGTGACCTGATGGCAGCGCGCGACCTGGTGACTGAGGTGACGCGCGGTCTGGGTGAGATGGGCCGGGCTATGGATCAGGTGACCAAGGCGGTGCAGACGCCGCTCGGGCCAGGCGGTGGCACGTTCGATCTGCCGCCAGGTACGCCGCCGGGGCAGCCGAGCCCGCTTCCTGGACCGACCGGGCTGCAGCCGTTTGTCCAGGCCGGGACCATCCTGCTCGGCCCGAACGGCCAGCCGGTTGCGGTTGCCGGGTGGGGCAACGCCCCCAAGATGTCGAGCCGTGGCGGCGGTGGTGGCGGCGGCGGTAGGCGCACCGGGCTCTCCGGGGTCTGGAACGGCGGCGGTTCGGCTGTGGGCGGTCAGTGGGGTGGCGCGACGATCTCGACCAGCGGAGGCGGCGGCGGTGGTAATACTCTGGTGAACGGCCTCACCCCTGGGCAGCTGACCACCTCTCTGAAGGGCTCCGTGGCCGAGCCGGTGGTCTCCTCCCTGCAGGAGATTCGGGACGAGCTCCGCGCCATGCGGCAGGAGCAGCGCAACGCAACCGGCCTGCGGGCCGCGGGGATTGCCTGATGCCGAGCGGCGGGTATCTGTACTGGACGCAGAACTGGTTCGATCAACAGCCTTGGCTCGACGGCCGGCAGCTGTCGGCGGTGGGCGGGCCTTCGCAGATCAGCTGGACGTCTGCGAGCGGTCTGATCATCGTGCCAACCTGCGCGGGCACGCACGTGCTGCAGCGGCCGTACTACGGCACGGACGCCCCGGAAGACCGGCGCAAGCTCTCGTTCTCGATGTCCATGCTCTGCGACGACTACGACGATTACCGGGCCTTCGCGCGGGCGGCGGCGCACGGCGCTGCGGTCAACTTCTGGCCCGGCGTGTACGCCACGGAGGTCTTCACCATCGTCAACGCCAGCACGTACAAGCTGGCGCGGCCGGTGGCCTGGGGCACCATCACCGGGGTGACGAGCGTGACGCACCCGCTAGACCTGTACCTGGATGCTGTACAGGATCTCGGTGCGGCCACGGTGAGCGGGCAGACCCTGACGGCGGCCGATACGGGCGAGCTCGAGGTCCACTACTCGCCGGTCTTCAAGGTGGTTGTGCTCGATCTGGTGCAGGAGGTGGTCGAGCCGAACCTGATGCAGCTGAGCTGCACGCTCGAAGAGGTCTTGACCGTCTGATGGCTGACCTCTACTGCAAGGTCAACGAGGTCACCAGCGACGCCGAGCTGCTCGCCGAGGTCTTCGGGGTGGAGGCTGCGAAGCTCGACTCCGAGCTGGACGCTGAGTTCACCAGCGACGCGGCGGCGGAAGCTGCGGCCCGCCCGCGCGACCTCACGCCGTCCGTGGTGGGTTTCGAGCTCCGGGTCGACGGGGTAGCGCTCGACCTCGCCGACTGCACGGGTGGCTGGTCTGTATCCCGCTCGCTCGATCAGCGGCTCCAGACATGGCAGGTGGAGTTCGTGCTCAACGACGAGGACGGCCCGCTCGGGAATCCGTTCGACACACTTGGCCCGCCCACATGTCTGAAGACGGTCGACCTGTACGGGGTGTACCTGATCTCTGGCGCCCAGGTGCTCGTGCCGTTGATCGTAGGCGGCATCGCGGACATGACCACCCGCACGGGCGGACTCGGCGGCTACATGGAGAGCATGAGTGGCGTGGACCGCGGCGGGCGGTACGACCGGAAGGTTGTCACCTTGGTGCTGCAGCCAGGGCACGGTCTGCCCCGCGGCCGCGTGGTGCGCGAGCTCGCTAAGCAGGCCGGCGAGACGCAGTATCTGCTCGATGATGGGCGGCTCTGCACCAAGGAAGTGCAGGTGGTAGACGGCGACTGGACTTCGGTGGCGGCCGAGCTCATGGATACCGAGGGCCGGGCGCTGATCTGGAACCGGGACGGCTACCTGACGAACCCGAAGCGCGGTCGACCGGTGGGCGAGACGTCCACCTGGGAGCTGACCGAGGCGGACTTCGACGCTTCGTCCGGGGTGTCGGTGTCCCACATGGCCGACATCCTGACCGACGTGACGCTCACCGGCTGGCAGCAGATCGCGCGGGATGGGTGCGACCGCAAGGAGACGCGCACCGAGACGGAGGTGCGGACGGAGTACACCCCGTACCGGCAGGGATACACGCAGACCGGCGGCGGCTACGCGGCGACGGCCGCAGCGCCCAGTCCCACCCTGAGGCGCTACAGCCTGGTCATTCAGGAGTCCGAGAGCTTCTGCAACACCACCGTGTTCGAGCGCACCCGTCGCTATGGCTGGCGCAACTGGCAAGTGCCACGGTACGAGTGGAACGCCGGCACGGCCACCTGGGACCGGCTCTCCTGCTTCGTGGACGAGAACACGGACGGCAGCGCGCCTGGGTACAGCTATCAAGACGAGCAGTGGAGCCTGCTCGAGCAGGTCGACACCAGGTACTACTATGACCGGACGGGTTTCAGGCTGGCCGACAACCGGAATGCCTACTCTGCCATTTCGGCGAGCAGCCTGGGCGGCGTGGCCCCAGGTTTGTGGAACGCGCCCCCGGCCGACTGGATCGCCTACGGCCGCGGCGACGGCGGCGGAAACATCACGAACAACAACTTCTACCTGGGCCGGATCACCGAGACCTGGCAGCCGAAGCGGATCGAGGGGCACATCAAGTCCCGCGGCGCGGCGGATCTGCCGTTCGCAGACGAACCGGACAGCGGCGCCGACGTGTACGGTGACGGGCTCGGCGTGGCAAGCGTCACGTGGACTTCAATCAACTGGGGCATCGTGGACCCGGGCGCGACCATCGGCGCGGTGTCCGGTCTGGCCGAGGGGCTGCTGCTGGTCGGCTGTGAGGTGCAGGCATCGTACGATGAGCTCGACGGCGGCTGGGTCACGCGAGACGTGACGGACCTGTTCGGCTGGTATCGCAACCGCACCGAGACGGGGCTCTACTACTACGCGTCCGACGGCACCGCGAGCGACGACG